AACAGAGAATATCGAGGGTTTTAGAATTCACAATGGGGTTTATTACAAAGAGGAAGATTTTACCAATGACATCTAGGGAACAATTAGAATATATTTGGTTAGTTGATAGCTTGGTTTTATCTGAAACGGGAAAACATCTTGATAGCTTAACAAGAAAGATTATTGAGGGAATATTAAACGATTTAACCTATTCAGATATTGCCGAAAACTTAGGCTATGATCAGGGTTATATTGGCGATAAAACAAGAATAATGCTTAGGATTTTGAGCAAAAAGACTGGCGAAATAGTTAATAAACAAAACTTTTCCTGGGTACTTGAGAGGATATTAAATACAGACCACAGCCCATCAATCATTAACCTTGCAAATATAAAACAATGATCAATACTTTCATCGGAATTGACCCAGGAAAAACCGGAGGAGTTGCTATCATCTCTCCATCGGGAATCAAACTCATTGATTGTCCAGTTATTGAGACTGAAACTAAGGTTAAAAGCAAAAAGCCAAACCTCACGCTAATTGATCAACTTGTGGACAAGGGAACAGTCAAGTCCAAGGCCAAACCCAAAACTAAAATCACAACGAAGTCAAACCCTGCATTAATGGCATCGGAGTTAGCACAGTCAATTACCTCAAACTCAATAATCGCCATAGAGAGCGTTCATTCAATGCCAGGACAGGGAGTTAGATCAACCTTTGATTTTGGGATGAATTTTGGCATTTGGTTGGGAGTGATCGCAGCGTTAAATATTCCTATGGAGTTGGTGACCCCTCAAGAATGGAAAAAACACTATGGCTTGATAGGGAAAGACAAGGACGCATCAAGGATTATTGCGGTGCAGTTATTCCCCCAGATGGCTATGGAATTAAAGCTCAAGAAATACAACGGGCGGGCCGAGGCACTTCTCCTTGCTGAATATCTGCGGCGCAAAGCAGGAGGCTAGGATAAAGCAGGAGTATAGGGTTTCTAGTCTTTGCCAAATAAAAAGCACTTCTAAATTAATAGAGGTGCTTTTTAGATCGTCAATCCATGTTTACTTTTTTATTTTAGCTTTTTTCCATGCCGCATTAACTTTTATTAGCAACCCAGGGAATGTCCGAGTCCAAAGAATCCCAGACAAAGCAAATCCAATCATGGCAGCTTTTGTACAAGGGTCGCATCTAAAATCAAATCCCCCACTTCGACCATCTAAGGTTTGATAAACTATCACTTCATTGTCAGCACTTGCATCTTTTGTCATGCTTTTGAGCCACTTAACAAAAATATCAAGGTCGGATTCAAAAACCATCTGAGTAATCTTATCTTCCAATAATTCCAACGCTTCTTTCATAATCTATTTTTGATTAAATTACTACCATTTAGAAGTTTGACAAACAATTCCCCAACCCTCAAAAATTTCCTCAAATCTTTGAGGTTGCAATCCAAAATAAAACAGAGTTTGGGAGAACCTGTTTTGGTCTTGTTTTTTTCCTTCCGCCGCCCGTTTGGGACTGTAGAATGTGAGTCGGGTTGAGGGTAGGCAGAAGCGATCGCACCGATTCAAAGCCTTTTTATACCAGGCTGTACTGTTGTCAGTATTGGTTAACAAAAGGGCTTCCGCTTCCGTCTCGTTCAGGGTTTGAATTAATTTGTCAACAACCTTCTCAACAAATCCCGCGCTGTAGGGAGGGTTTAACCAGAGTGTCTTAGCCCGTCTCCAGTTCTGTTTAAATCCATCATCTTGAATTGTGAATATCTTTTGAGCTTTTACCGTTCGGTTGGCAAGTTCACAGCTAAAAGGGTCTAATTCAGGAAATCCATAAAACTCATGGACTAAATCAATCAAATCAGACGGGGTATAATTTTCGTTTGAATCAAGAATTACGGGTTGTGTTTCAAATAGTGAAAGTTGTTGTATAATCATTATGTTGTTGCTTTGTGTGTTTGCTTTTTAAAAGTATCTGAGATTCTCTACAAACTCAGATACTTTTTCTTTATTATAAGGTATTTGTGTTAAAATAAATATTAACTTAAATGTTAGTAAAATTATGAAATCAGAAAATAAGAAATGTGGTTTTGCTGCTATGAGCCCAGAAAAACGTCGGGAGGTTTCTAGCAAAGGGGGTAAAGCATCTCACGATAAAGGAACGCTTCATAAATTCACGCCAGACGAGTGTAGCGATGGCGGGGTTTCCACATCACGAAACAAAGACTACATGACTGAGATAGGTCGTAAAGGCGGCAAGACATCTCGTGATAAAGGAACACTGTATAAGTTTACTTCTGAAGATTGTAGAAAAGCGTGGAAAAGATCAACATGAACAAATTTAGATAAGAATTGAGGAAGTAAAATGACAACAGAAACAGCACCAACGGAAATAGCTACGCCGTCGATTGTGGGGTATTTACTCGACAATCAAGGGAAGACAATCAGATGCAAGGCAACCATAAACTCAAAGGGATATATAGTGTTTTATCCCGTGGACGAGGAGTGCGATCGCAATACCAATAACGACTGATTATGTTAATGTTTTCGTGTTATAATAATATTGGTGGAAAGATTCTCTCTTAAAGTTACCCGGCATCCGCTTGGTGGCTTTTTGTTTTATGGGTTTGGGTGTTAGAATATTATTGGAGAGATCAGAGGGAGAAATGCCAACAACGACTGATTATGTAAGCTCGGTTTCATTGCTCCCAACAGTGGAATTTTTGGAGTTGGTAGCTAAGAAGCAATGGGACTCAACCGTTAGTTATGGCCTAGGAATATCAACTATTGTCCCGATGTTTCACTCCACAACCAACTCGGAATGGCTATGCCTAAACTCTGAATCTGAATTTTTAACAAGCCCACAGGGAACAGTATCAATCAAGAATCCTTTTGCCTACACCCGACCGGAATCGTCGCCCGTTTATGTTAGCTATAGTGATATTTCAATCCCATCTGCTAAGGCAAATAAAGCCAAATCACTCTATTTGTTCAGGATAGATGAAGATGGGATAAATGAAGTTATTATGGTTTCTAATTACGACAAGAAGCCTGATAATGTTACCACCGCACCGCCATTGGATTGCTTCTCTAGGGAGTGTCTGACGTGGTTTAGTAGCGATGTTGATTGGTTTACGGGGTTTGGGGTTTCTTCTCAGTCTCTGGCTTCGTTTGTGGTAGATGACAATGGGATTATATTAACTAAGTCTAGCGACCTTCTATCTGGAATTATAACCAAATCCGTTACAACCGTTGACTATACAAATATTCAGGTTGTTAACACAGTCTCCACTTTTACCCCTTGGGTATCTATTCAGCTATCAACAGGGGTTCAGTATATGGGGACTGATGACGATAAAGCCAATATTCTATTCTTGTACTCAGTAGATAAAGATAATGATTCTTTAGTGGCTTTTGCTTATGGATATACCGCACCAATATCTACAGTTAGTTATGATACAATGGTTACAGATGTTTCATTCAATCCAGAAGATATAATCATTATTTGATATGCCAAATATATCAGGAAAGTATAATTTTAAGACAAGAGTTGGCAATACACCTGAATGTGTTTTTTTATATAAAAAACTTCAGGATACGACAAGGGCTTTCAACTACCAAACCGATATTAAGACCTATCAACTATCTCATATTGTGGGGGGAGTCAATGACGGTAGACCCCATTATGCCGTCGTGGAATTGCCAGACAATACAGGGGATTATGACTCAGTTTCAGACGCAAAGAACCGAAAAAGAACGGCGAAAAAAAAGGATGCGCCATGTGTCGCCCCAGACGCAGGAGATGACGGTTCGAGTGCCGAAGATAGAAGGGTTGTTACAGTATTGTGGACTATTCGACACAGAGATTATATTCCCCCAACTGGGTTAATAGGAAAACTGGCGGGTTGGTGTGGTGCAACATCTGGACACCCTTATTACACAGAAGCAGAGTTAATGGCTTTAAATCCGACCCCACTGACTAAAGCTACTTATGCTTTTTTTAATAAATATTTCTCAGCGGCTCAAGTAGCTTTTGAGGGATATAAACCCTATCTTCCTGTTGATAAAGCAGTATTTTGTCATGATATACCCGCAAATGTAGGTGGGCAAGTTTCTTATATGTTAGATGTTCAATGGAATAAGCTAGGATTTAAACCAGAAAGAATCTCTGCATCCGATGGCTTGTTTTATGGGGAGGGACTTAATATGAATACTGACCTTCCATCCCCTTATGAAAATTGGGCAGACTTCTTTGAAGGATACGACGCAACTCCCGTGACTGCCCGGCTAACAGCAATTCATCAACCTGTATCTGGAAACGAATTGTTTGCTACAAATGACTGTGGCAGTGATTCTCTTGACGGTTGGTGGCTTTATGATTATTCATCAGGCGATAAGCAGACTGTTCAGATTAGAGGCATAAATGCTATCAATGAATATGACGCTGATAGGGAGTTTATTTGTTGGCGTGGTAGGATTGCCGACTACGGTGCATGGGAAGGCTACATGAATACTATGCTAGAGTTTTGGGGGGTTTTGGACAATGACAGGGCTGAACTAACGCGGGTTGTCTCTATGGCTGATAATGTATCGGGTGGGAGTTGTGCAGAAGGTGGGGGGGGTGGTGGTGGAATTGGGCCGTTTCCTCCCGATCCAACACCCCCAATCACCCCACTAATAGGAACGGCAACGTTTCACGGGCGTTACTGTGATATTTTTGTTAACTATCAAAAGAATGGAATAGTTAGAGAATTAAAACTACCGATAGATTTTCCAACTCGTGTAACTCATGTTAGCTATGAGCATGACAACTTTTATAATATAAATTATCCCAGAGAATCACCAGGTCAAAGATTTGAAGACCCCTATCTTGCTGAGTGGTTTTCAGGTCGGGTTAATATTGATAAAAACAATATTTATGTTGATATTATTTACGGGATTTATAGGGAATATGAAGACGGAAAAAAGATATTTCCTAATGGTGTTGTCAGCCCAATAGGAGGTGCTATCAATACTCATCCTGAACGCCCTGGCATAATTAGTCGATGGAATGAGGTAACTCAAGGCTCTGACATAGGCGTGCAACCAAATGGAAGTATTGACGATTATCAACCATGTATTCTTGAACAAAACACTGAACAAGTTTTCGCGCGACCAGCTAAAGACAAGTTTAAGAAAACAGTGAGATATACTATAGACAAAAATAGTTTTTCAATCATCAACACCCAAACATTTGCAGGAAATCACCAAGAAACCGACAATTTATTTACAGATAAATTCTTAAAGAAAAATACAATATTAGATATTTCTGGTTTAGCAGGATATAGGCGATATAATTCCAGTGGAAGTATGCCAAACAGCGAACCCCCTAATCCTGTTGTTTTAAACACATCAGCAAATCATCAAGGGTTTGTTGGATTGCCTAAACCTTATTTTCAAGTTAGTTGTAATCCATATAATTATTTTTCAGTAACAAACCGATGGATTGAGCCACCTTTTAGCTTTAATCCCTTACGGGACGATTATTCTTGCCTTGTTGCCAATGACTTTCTAACGTTGAAATCTAACTGGGATGATATCTATTGGTTGTTTTATTTGATGATGGAACAGCCTTATATAGACAGGACTAAACCAACAACTCCGATTCAGTTCAATCAAAGATGTCAATTAAAAGGTGCAGGATACAAAGCAAACACAAATAAATATTATCTTTCTTATCGTGAAACAAACGAGGGTTTAGCTAAAGGTTTAGGTGTTGCCCCTGGTTTCTTTGACCTCTATATAGAACATGAGAGGATGCGGGGTTATCCGGTTGTAAAGGATGGTAAAATTACTAGATGGTTAAGAATTAGTCCCGATTCTTTTCCACTATTTGAGCCGGGTGGTATTTAATTATAGGAGTTAAAATGACTGGTATTAATCGCTCAATGTTTGAAGATGAGAAGTATTTTGGGAAGTCATTGTTTAGGAGTTTCACCTATCTTGGTATAACCCCTGATAATACCACAATTCCCGAAGACGTTAATGGTGATTTATTTGATTGTTACTATGCCAGCAATACTCTTTACTTTTTAAATAGTAAAGAAAGAATGAATATGGGGATTGAGATATTTGACTTTACAAGGACTGATGATGTAGAGAATAAACTAGCTATCAACAGCAAGAAAACAATCAATGTAGTGATAGAGGGTTTGGGGATTCCTGCTAATTTCACTAAAGAAATAAAATTAGACCCGACAATTCACCCATTCAGAGAAAGTGCTATATTCACGGGGGTCGATTATGGTGTTCAATATTATGGCGCTAAATATGGGGAGAATCCTGTTAACACAATCCCATCTTCTAGTTATCAGGTAGAGAGGGTTAATCTGGGGATATCAGAGTGGGATGATAGCGGTAATTTTACTTCTGTTCAATATGCTAATGCTAATTACCGAAGATCATGGCTTAATAGGCTACATGGAGATATTATTGATATGGCTTTCTTTATCGAGACTAACGAATAAATTTAACTTCTCAAAGGTTGGCATCCGCCGCCCAACCTCCGCATCCTCAGAGTATAACCACCAATTACAAAATGATTGGACTTGATGCTGTTCGGCTATTGATATCAACTCCGACCATAGCCCATTACAAATCGCTTTATCGGCAACGGATTTATACCAAAGACTCGCTTCAATAAAATGCACGGGAACATCAAACATCTCAATAATTTTAGGCAATCTGTTTAGGATCACCGGAGCATTATAGGTTTTCAAATGAGTTTGAATCCCTACCTCTACCGGAAAATCCTTAGCTAATTCGTGGCAGATGTTGGCGATCGCATCCCATTTATTGAATAGGTGGGGTTTGAAATCTCCCAAAATTAATCGAGCTTTGGGATTGGCAATATGCGCGGCTTCACAATATCGCTTTAGGTTATCAAGTTTATAATCAGGATAGCCGACACCTAGATCGTCGGTAAATTCATTGCATAACACCCATTCATTAATCTTGGGGAATTTCCCAACCCGTTGCCCTACCCATTCCTTAATTGAATCGCAACCTGAATTTGGGTGTGGTTTATGGTGTTTATTCCCATAGAGAAACATTGACCGATAAATTTTGTCAGGAATGTTAAATATTGTCGGGGGTTCATGTTCCCACAGACTTAACCAATACCCCGCAACAACACCATCAAAAGCAGTCCAATCAATCCTTGAAAGGTTACTTGATCCGTTTGTAAAATTAAGCATCATGTACCCCCCGCAGCTTCAATCCAGCCGCCATTAAATGCCGTGTAGACTGTTCCGGTGCTAGTGTCCTTCCATGTCTCCCTATTTGAGTTTGGTGTCTTAGATAAACTCGCGGGGGTTCCGGTGTGGAGTCTCATCCGTGTGTCTGTTTCTACCCATGCCGTGCCATTGTAAACATAACTCAAAACCGAGTCGTAAGTATTGACCGCCCCATTCTCTTGATATATCCAACGGGTTCCAATCGCAGCCGCCCCCGTTGGCGTGGTAGTGGCGACAACCGTAGAATCTCTGGATATAAACCATCTACCTCCGCCCGTAGCAGTGTAGCACGATTTACTGTTTGCTGTTGAGGTAGTGTCAGTTTTAGCTAATGCTAACCAAACTTTTTCAGCAGAAGCATAGAAGACAATTCCATCCTCTAAATCAGTAACACTTAAAGCCACAATCGCGGCTATATTGGCTTTACTTCCCATCCAAACCATTGTCTTAAATCTCCGCTATAGTTATATTCAACAATACAGGAACAAAGTTAGGGATTGAACCGTTCCAATCTTCTAAAACTTCCGAGTTCCAACCATCGCTAGAATCCCATAATAAATTAACAGGAGCATCAGTAGCAAAAGCCTTAACCTCTGTTAGTTTGGATGTCAGCAGTTTAGTCTGGAGTTGGAATGGAAAACCCTGATCTATCTTAGCATTTACCATAAAAGGTTTTAAGCTAAAATAGGCATCCGTTACAGAAATCAGTGGCAGCCGTGAATAGAAGTTTTTGCCCTTCTATTCTTTGGTTTAGGTTCGTTGCAATTGCCATATTTTGTTAGCGTTTAGAACTGTTTATATTATATAATAAAACAATAGTTTTGTGCTGATTAAATTATGATTAATACTCAAGAACTAGAGAATGCGAGCACCATTGTGGAAAAGTGGTTAGTCCCTCAATTCCTAGGAAAGAGGGCAGTATTTATCTATCCCTCTAAAGCTCAGGATGATTTGGGATTGAGTGAAAAAGTATTTTGGTTTGCAATTTTTACTTTAGTTGAGCAGCAGAAAATTAGCTTAGGTGAAAACGATTACATGGCAATTTATCCGGCTACAATTGTATTGAGTACCTAGAAAAATTATCCCCACGATGTTTTGCCACATCTGGGGACTTGAGTAAACCTACAGAACAGGCTACTAATGGACAAAGATAACACGGAAAAATACAACCCGCGCTGCTTAACTTGCGGTGGGAAGATGTGGAAGTCTGGGATAACGCCAACCGGAAAACAAAAGTATTTCTGCAATCCCTGTTGGTTACGGAATCGAAAATCCAATGAAGCCAAGAAAAACCCGCCATGTCCAAAGTGCGGACACAAGATGAAAAAAAACGGGGTTCATTCGGACGGGAGGCAGAAGTGGCGCTGTACACCCTGCGGAGCGTCCCAAATTTCAAATCCCAAACCAGAGGGGCGACCGAGAATCCATGAGAAAATCACGACCTCAGACCCCAAGCCCGTAGGGAGGCCGAGAATCTATCCAGGTCGGAACCTGACCGATGCCGAATCATATCTCAGACATAAGAAGAAAAAAGCTATGTTGGCACTCAGGGAAAAGTTTGGGACTGATTAAATTGTTATAATAAGCGTCCCCGCAATGTTTCTGCATTCGGGGACGTGAGTTCACCTAGTACATCAGTTGCTCGTGACGTTCCTTATTTTTCCTTGATTCCTGATAGGCTCTCATTCTTTCAAAACACGCAACACTTAAATAAATTACTTCGATGGGACGACCGCCATTAGAAGGTTTTGATCTAGATGTTGAAAAGTCGATTCCCTCGTTAAAGTGATTGAGTTTACGTTTTGCCGATGCCTTGGTAGAGAAGCCCAACCATTGCCAAGCCTCCTCAAAGTCAATAGGAAAATTATCTTCCGAATTGACGAGTGATAATGCCAATTCTTTGTTAAAATCTGTCATGTGGATTCTCCTAACTAGAATTTACAGCCCTTGGGTATTTGTAGTACCGCGAAGGGTAATTTACTATTAATATTATATCACAGTTAATATTAATTAGTCTAACAATTTCCCGATTAAAGCTATGGCGATCGCACCCTCTGGCATTCAATCCAGAGGGTGTTAAATCAATTTACTCCGACAACCCCAAATAGTTTACAACCAAGCTCTCCAAAACTTGACCCCAGGCAATAGCTTTATCCTTGTTTAAGCCCTTCATTTCTTCGCTTACCAGATTGTATACATCCTGAGCTTTTTCCATCACGTCCGGTGATATCTTTGCCACAACAGTAATCAATTCAGATGGATCAGTTGTAGGATCGTTCTCGTCAAACTCGTCGCTATCATCACCCTTGGCGAAATTATCCCAATCAATATCAGCTAATTTTATTAACTCATCCAATTCGTTAGAACTATATGGCAACCCTATAATTGTTTCAATTCCTAAGTCATTGTTGATGTCTTCTAATAGTTTAGCAAGCTCAATCTTGTCAGCACTCCCCCTAGTCTCATTCAAGATAATGGTTAGTTTTTTAGCTTCGGCGTCGGGTAAGCCATGAATAATGTTAACAAATACCTTTTGTTCTTTACTGCTCAAAGAGACTAATCTATGCTCCCCATCAATAATCTGATATTTACCCTTTTTCTCTGGATGCGGTCTAACTAACAATTCAATTATTTGACCATAGGCATTTAATGATTCTGTGATTGCCTCTTGTTGACGTTCAGATGTTTTGTTGGGATTCCACGGGTTAGGCTCAATATTAATAATATCAATTAAAATCCCTCTTTCAACTTTGTAATTAGTCATCCCAGATTATCCCCCTTGATTTCCATAAATTTGTAGCTTCAGTTTCCATCTTTTTATATTTTACCACCTCCGATCTTAAGGTGTGAATTGTTGCTGATAGCGCAGCATCTGATTCTTTATATCTAGGTATTTTATCTAAACCCGCAGCAGCACCGCCGCCAAACCTTAAACAAGCAACCCATGATGACGAATCTGAACTATAGCAGGGATATCTTTTCAGTACCCAATCAGTTGTTATACCGAGTAAATGAATCCTTGACATAACACCCGTTTCTTTATATCTTCCCATGATTATGTTGAAACAATAATCTAACCATTTTTGAAGTTTGATTTTATTCCTACTATGGGGAACTAAACCGCCTAAAGCTATATAATCATAGTTATCTAATGCTCTAATTAAATGCTTTTTATCACATCCAAAAGTAATAATAGGAATCGGTTTCATTCCTAACGATTCAAGTATTGATTGATTTTTCCAGCTATCATCTTGATTACCAATAACGTCCAGGTTCATAAAACTTAGAGATTTCATTTTATGCTCCCATCGCTTCTGAAAGTCTAAAGACCATGTAGCATAATCTTTAGGATTAATTATTTTCCCAGTTGTAAAAGCTGTAAATGCTCCTGAGTCAATTATTACTCTAGGTCTTAAGTCAGATACTTTGTCCATTTTGGACAAAGTATCTTTAACTTCTTTCTGGTCTGCAAATGTTGTTAAATGGTTTTCATGTAAAGGCTTCACCACTTTGTCCATGTCAACGTTAACAGAATGACCCGCTAAATGTATATTCATATTCTTGTTTTTCTCAATGGTCTGATTCCAAGAATCAGACCATTGAGATTCGTGGTTTTGGTAGGCATAACTAAACAGATGTTCTGGTTTGTTTTCATCAACTAAAACTTCTTTTATGTTAACGTCACCATTTAGTTTTGCTGTTGTATCAGCTAAAT